GGTGGTTTTGTAGCGATTATCCTTACGTAGAACAGCCTTGACTTGATCTAAATCTGTAAAATCCACGTGTTTTTTGCCTGGTGTCTTGTAACCGTATGACGTTAACAACTCCTCGACAGCATCTTCCATAGACATCTTCCACCACTTTCCTTTTCCATCAGTTTTGTCATAATAATTATCTACAACATACTTAACAGCCTGATCAGGCACAGGTTTTCTTTCTGCGGCTTGTTCTTCGTCAACTTCATTTAATGAACGTTGTATTTCTTCTTTGATAATTTGCTTAAGCTGCGATAATGTAATTTTCATTTGTTTTTGCTCCGCGTGAGGTTTGCGTAATGTAATTACATACATCTTAATCATTAGTGACGTTAATCAATTATTTAATGCATTTTTTCGAACTTTAATGGAAACGCAGCTTCGTAACCGTGAACTTTTACAGACGAAATATTCTCAACATCTTTTAATCTATCACTTCTTACATCTAAGATTAACGCGTCGTGAAGCACAAAAAGAGGGCGAATACCGTCAGTTCCTAACGCATCTATAATTGTCTTAAACCCTAGCAATGACACATCAACACCTGTACTTTGAGCGTACGTATTAACAAATAGACGATCCTGAGGGTCGTCAAGCTCAAGGAGTCGACCATGCTTATTACGAACCTTACCATGGTGCATAAACTCATCCTTTAGTCGTTTACGCAATTCTGCGGTTCCAAAATAAGATCGAACCTTTATTACGAACTCTTCCAATTTATGACTACCAATTCCGAGCCGCGCACCTAAAGTAGTCTTAGAGGCACCATATAGTTCACTAATTACTGCAATTTTAACAGTCTCTCTATCTACTAGACCATCAAATAGTTCTGTTGATAATGAGCTGTATAAATCCGGTGCCATAGCAACTTTGCCATTTTCTGCAAGAATAATCCTAGCTTCGAGCGCACTAAAGTCAAAAGAACAAATAGTTCCTTCTGGAAATGTAGATTTTAGTAATTTTCTATATTTTTTCTTGAGCGTTAAAATGTTTGGACCGCTTTCGACAGTTAACCTTCCTGTACGAGTGGAAAATCGATCATAAACAACAGGAGATAAAAAGCCACCAGGGCCTGGTCGAAATGTCGCAAAGGCTCCTGAATCGCGTTCTATTTCCACTGCCTCTTGCTTATATGCATCCGTGTCAATCTTTGCAGACTTAAGATTACAAAGAAGCTGCCCGCCTGGGCACCAGACGCTCTTATAATAATCCTTAGGTAAGCTATCCATGGTTTCTGTAATTGATTTAATCAAATTTAATATAAATGATTTATACGCCGTTGGAGGCATCACTTGCGACCATGGCGGGATAAAGCCAGATATCAATAATGACATTGAACGAATCCACTTCTCGGGTGGAGAGATAGGAATCTCTATGCCTTTTAATTTCAAAAGTGTATCAAGACACATGGGTTTCATCGGATCAAACATACCATCAAGAAGCCAAACGTTCCTAGGTACATTATCAAGTACGGTAAAACCATCAGGTGAAATGAGCATATGCTTCTCAGCTCCAAGAATCGTAGATGAAATGCAAAAACTGTCCACGAATAAAATATAATTCAAAAAACAGCTAAATTACAAGATTTGATTATTTTTTTGTTTCTGCCGTTTCAGACATATTAGCTGACTTTAAAGGAATCGGATCCGGTACGCGCTCACCCGAAGCCTCATCTCGTTCGTTCTTTTCCTTAGTATCTTTACCCACTTCCTTTAGGAGATTTGCAACAGTAGCAGCACCAAAGAAAGTTGAATAACTATCAAAGTGTTTCATCGTCCAGGCGGTTTCAAACTTACCCAGCGAAAAGTTGTGTTGTACCGCTGTGACTTTATAGATAGCATCGAGGGTTGTGCCTGTATCAAAGTCTACTAAAAAACTTTGCATTATATCTGCAAGCGGACAACCTACAGTGTTTAAAGTTAATTCGCCAGGCATAACTTTAATAGGCAAATTGTTTAAGTTTGACATCATCGCATTAGGTGATAGCGTAGATTTACTAAACGCATTCTTCATAGCGATCGTTCCAGCAAGACCTGAGATTTGGGAACTAAATGAAGCATTTATAACCATAGAACTATTAATTCCTACAGAAATTTTTGGTATCTTTTCGCCAATATAATCTTTTAATACATTTTTCCCGCTAGAAAAAGCTCGACCGATAGTAACAGTTTTACCTTCGATATTCTTGTTACTATCCTTACCTATATCAACATAAGTTTGTGGCTCGGTGGCAGGCGGATTATCTGCATAAACACGATCTGTTACAAGTTTAATTTCTTCGGAAGTAACGTCTGTTTCGAAAGCCCTAAATTTGCCATCTTTATCTTGCAAAACTTTTGCTGTTTTAGAATAAACATTAAATGTGCGATCAAATAAGCTAATTTTCATAATTCTTTTCAGCTTTTTGTTTTCTGGGCCTGCGAATTTTGGCGGTGGTGCATTATATTGAGCACCAACCCTATATTGAAGTTTATAAAGCAAGTCTATTTTGTTATTATCACCCTCGTAAAAAACGTCAATCTTCATTGCTAAGGTTGGTTGTTTAAAGGTTCCATACTTGGTAAAAAATTCTTGCATTTTTGAGTCTTTGGCCGCGGCGTTAGCATCGTCCTTTGTTTTTTCGGCTTCCGCATCGACTGCGGCAGGTTCGTATATTTCCCGCATACCGTAGCCTGGCGCGCGCTTATCGCTAAATAAGCTTTCACTACACCACGAGATAAATTCGAATACTGTCATTGATTCCCCGCCGCGGCGCTCGGCTTCTGCAGCGAACTTTGCTTCTGCATGATCTATTTCTATAGGAAATTCAGCAATACTGTGTAAACTAATAGGTCCGCATGATTCATTCATCTGGTAGAAATTAACTTGCACTTCATCGATATTTTGCTCGGCGGCCGAAGCTGTCATCGCAGGAAGACAAAACGATGAAAAAAGTTTTCCAAAAGAAACTAACTTTGATGTAGGCACAGGAGGCGGCTCAGGCTTTTTTGGTGCAACGTTTTTTGTACCGCCGGCTCCGCCACCGCCACCTCCGCCGCCGCCGCCGCGGCCTCCACCACCGCCACCGCCACCTTTAGGTTTCGCCGCAGGATTTAATTGATTTTTTTCCAAATCCCACAACGCTTGAATTTGACCTAAACCTAAGTTCCCGCGGCCAGGCACGTCAACGCCCACCATTCCTGTGTCCTGATTGCGAAGGCTTGCCTCCTGATACAATTTGTATGCCTTCGCATGAAACGGTGTCCAATAAGCGTCAATTTTTTCCTTGGTGTTTCTACCATCGACGCCTTGCTTGGCCGCAACGTCCGGCGGCATTGGCGGGCCATAATTTTCAGGAGGCATATATGTCTATGTATTTCTTTGTCATAGGTTATCTACGTTTACTCTTTTTTGTATCGCTATCTTCCGTTGCCACAAACTAATCGTTTACCTTTTATCGCTATTTCCAGGACTCTAACTCTTACTTGTTTTAATAACCAGTTGCCTTGCCACCTGCTTTGTTGTTCTTGTCAATTTGCACTCTTAATTCAGACATTTCTTGTCCTGAGAACTCGCGAATTTGAGTTTCAGTAAATGCAGGCCCGTAAGGCGTCGCGACGGATACAGCGGATTGTGTTTGATTCCCGCCTCCGGAGGCGTCCGTCGACGATTGAGCGCCGTCAAAGAAGGCTGCGTTATCTTTCGATCTCCGTGTGCTTTCCGCGCTTTTCAATTTAGCTTCCAAAGTCCCATAATACTTATCGATTTTATCAAATGTATTCCTACCACCTCGGCCGAGAGCACCGCCACCGCCACCGCCACCGCCACCGCCACCGCCACCACCGCCGGCACCGCCAGAACCTGCTTTGCCTGTAGGTCCTGCAGGACTCTTTGGAGTGAAGCCAGGTTTAAATTGTTCTAGACTTGCAACGAGGTCAGTGCTAAACATTTTGTTACTTTTCGTAGGGTCATCATGATTTTTTACAGTTAAGTCAGACGGTAAAAATGGGTCGTCATCTAGTTTGGTTCTAAACGCATCAAAACGTTTCTTGGCAAAATCTTTTGCAGAACCTTCTATTTCTGATAGTACCTTTGGTTTTTTCGTTTTAGGATCATATTCATAGAGATAATATAATCTTGAAATTAATTCCTTATTCTTCTGAGTATTAGGACCTTCAGGCTTTTCGGTTTCGAGGCGGATCATTTCATCTTTTAAAGTTTTTAGCAGCTCTTCGATTGGCATCTTTGGTGCCCAATCTGCAGATTCGGCAGCTTCAAAAATTTCGTATAATTTATTATCTGAAGGTTTTCCTACGGCTTCTGCTGCATCAGCTTTTTTAGTGCTATATGATGCTCGTAACTTTTTAATTTCTGCTAGTATCGCAGGAAGCTGTCTTAAAATATTTTTCTTATCATCAGCGTATGTATCTATTCTTCCATACTCTAAAGAGGAGACTGCTTTACCGACCAGGTCTATTTTAAGAGAAACTATGCCTGCAGATTCAAAAGAAAAACTGGAATTTTTTACTGTAAACGGATATCGTACTAACATCGTTTCATTAATAAACTTAGCGTACATGTCTTCGTCCGTGCTGCTTCGCGGGGCGATCCACCCAAACGTTATCCATATAGTGACATCAGAGACTCCGCTAGGTCCTCGTATGAATTCTGAAAATTCTGCAAGACGTGCTTTATCAGGTATCTTAAGTTCTATACTCGCTAGCCATTTAGAACTATTAAGACCAGTGTTAGCAAGTGATATACTAACTGATGATAAAATTGCAGGTGGTAAAAATGGTTTTACGTCGTTAAGGCGACCTTCTCCTTCACGCAATGAATCCATATTAGTTAGAGTCTGAGGCGTCGTAAATAGTTCCATTCCGGCTATGTATGCGCCTTGAATGCTCGGGCTTGTAGGGGACAATTGTTTTTGAGATACAGGCACCCCGACAGTCGCAATAAGTGCGGCATCAACATCCGTGAGCAAGTTTAAAGGACCGCTTTGTTTTGTCCCACGATCTGGTGGCACCGAACCTAATAAAAAGCGAAGAATTGATGGTCTTTGTAAAAATCGTTTTATCGGTATTCCGTTTTCATCCTTCACAAGTTCATTACTCATTTGAGGCATTTGAAACTCAACATCAAGATATGGAACCATATTCGATGCCATCACACTAGGCATATAATTTAAAAATAGTGATATTTCGTCTGTGTTTTTTCTAACGTCTGTAAGAAGAGGCATTCTTAAAACATTAATGCTAACATCGACATCTGGCGGACTGTTCTTGTCAACAAGAAATTGATAGTAGTTAGCGATTGTTATAAGTTGACCTGTACCAATTTCTCCTGAAGGTTTTATGGTTTTCGTTGTCCAATATGCTGTGTCTAAAAAAGTAGCTTGACCTGCAGGGTCAATTGCAACCGTTTGATAACCTACTCCACGAGTTGGGATGTTTTTGAGCGGTCCTAAAGTTGCTATTATATTTGCGCCGGTGGTTATATTTTTAACATATGTATCGTATAAAACCATCTTTTGAAGATCGTTCATAGAATCGTCAAACGCGCTGCCACCTTTGAACTTTGTGGTTTTACCTATGATGTCTGACGGATTAAGCATCCTATAAAAACTAATAGGATCTGTATCGAAACCGAACGATTTAAGCTTTTCGTTATCATCTTCGATCATCCGAGTAATCTTTCGATATCTTTTAAAGAAGGAATTTTAATTACAGTACCTGGCGGCGCTTGAAAAGCCCAACCGATCTCAGATGCTGCAGCAATGACCCACCAATATCTAGCGTCACCATAAATAGCGCCAGCAATATGTTCAAGCCTATCTGCTTGCGTCAATAACATAATTCTATCAATTCGCACTTCCCCCGTTTCAATTGAAGTGCGAATTAGATTCATCGCTTCAGACGATTGCATACCTCTAAAGTCAGGACGAAAACTATCATTTTTATATCTTGAAAATGCTGGCATTGAGTAAACTCTTAATTAACATTATAACTAATTTCATTGACAATTATTCGCCGGTAGAATATGGACCAATAGGATATATTGGTGCTCTATTTTGTCCATTCGCGTCGAGACCCGGTGTGATATCATGAATTGGAGTAAACGAAATAGTTACTTTACACATCTTAGGAGCTTTACGCCCGTCGGACGTATCCCAAGTACCAGCCATCCAATCGAATGACACGCTATCGATAAATCCAGCGAGACCTCGTCCGCCAGCAGATCTAAATGATCTTACGATAGAGTTGGTGTCTGACCTCATAAAGGTTTCTGCGCTGGCAAGATATTTTTTCTTGGCTGCTGCGACGGGGTCAGATCCACCTTCAGCTTCGCTCTTTTTTCTTTCTTCTTCAGCAGCAGCATCAGTGCTTGCCTGTTGATCAGATGCTTGCTTGGCCGCGGCCTCTGCAGCGTTTAAATCTTCGTGGAGTTTTAAAATGTCTTTATCGTATTGTTGTCCCGATGTGTGCGTCATGCCATCTCGCGCTATCAATCTATTAGCATAAAGTGCAAATTCATATTTCGATATATCTGCTTGCTTTTTGCTAATTACATCTTTGTCATATTGGGCATGGATCGCCGCGAGCTTTGCTTTGCGTTCGGCGAGCAACTTATCGATATTTTCTTTTTTGGCGCCGTCGGCGACCAATTCGGCGGAACTCTTGAAGCCGGTGCTCGCGAGGTAATCGTCAAGCGTCATTTTTTCAAAAGCGACTTTAAAAACCGCGTCGGGGGCGTATTTAACTGCTGGATCGATATTGGCATATTGTCTTGTCTTCTCCCCGGCGGCGTCTGCGGTCGCGACCGTAGAAACGCCTTTAACCCTGCATACAAGACAATTTTCTTTAGCGTTAATCAAATAGATTTTATCTTTTGATTTACTATTATCATCAATTGCACCGCGGTATTTAGTGACCTCATCAGCGACTTTCTGCGGAGGAGCCGCCGGACCTGCGGCAGGATTTGATTCCGAACTCTTAGGCGTGCTCGTTGGCGGTTTGACAGCTTCTTCCGCACGAACGAAATCTTCGTCAGGGATCAAATATGCATATTTTGTATTATATGTGTCATCGGCCGCTGCATCCTGACGCTTCTTTGCCTCAGCAGGGGCAGCAACCGCCGCCGCGCGAGCTTCTTTAGCCTTAACTGCTTCGCTGGCGGCAAATTTACCAGTCCAGTCATTTCCCATAATAACTGTTTCTGGATTATCAAGACCGAAAATTTTAGATAAGTTGTATTTCGAATAATTGGATCTAAATAAGTTACCAAGTCTAATACGGATCAGCGGCGAAGCACCGGCAGCTTGCGTAAATGGTTTAGTGAATTGAAAGTCGCCAGAACTATTGGAAAGTTTTTTGCCTTCCGTAAACTGTGGATAAACTAATGTCGTAAGTTTATTAATTTTATACCATAAATCATCAAAGTCATTCGTATCGAGCGCGGCGGCGATAAAAGAAACACCAATTTTTCTTTGGGTGCTCTTATAGATCTTCACGGGTTCTATACGACCGAAACCTTCTAATGATTCATAATTTGCAGTGTAATCATCAGTTAATGACGTAATGAAAGCATGAAAGCCTAAAATTTCATTAGTACGAACATCGTGGAAGTAAAACGGAACGTATTCTGATTCGTAAAGTGATTCTATGCCACTTCGTATTTCAGTCGGAATTCGTGACAATTCAGGTAAAGTCTCCATTCGCATTTTAGACGTTGGATCCTTTGATATCATACCTGAAGATGCTCCGAATAAACTTTTAAGATCCTGATCCTTGGGCTTTAAAAATCCATCTGGCGTTTGATTTATTGCCCACGCCAACTTTCTAACCTTTCCTTGAAAGAGACGACTTTTACCATGCTTGGCTGCGAAATCTCCTTTTCCTGCAATATAAGCGTCAGAAAAAGTATCTATCATCGATATCTTTCTACCTGCATCAAGACCGTCTGCGGTAACATTGTACAACGGTGTTGCGTCATCGCCTGGGCTAAGACCAATATCACCTACGTGAGCGAAAAAGTTGAAAATGCCTATTAGTCTAGAGTCTTTTATAACGTTTATACTGGCGTATGTCTTTTCATCATTATTCGAAATAGAAGAATCATTAATCTCTTTTAACTCTAATGCCATTCGCGTGGCTGCGCGAATAATCGAGCGAGCCAAAACCACGGTATAATTCACGTTTTTTGTCGGTCTTAAAATTTTAGCATATTGAGCGTTTGAATCAGAACTTAAGTTAAAAAATGCTTGCATGCCTCCCATCACTGCATCTCTAAATGGACGTGACGTTGCACGAATATTTAAAAATTGAAGTTTTTTAGCAGACATTTTTTGATTGCTCATGACGCTCATAAAGTCAACAATAGAAGTCGCTTCAGTAGGTCCGCCAAAATACGTTCCGATGCCTTGGCGGCCACCGCCACTTCCATAACGGCCTGTTCTACCCGCAGGTAAACTTGCGGAGCCGATTTGTCCATCTATAGTCTCGTATGCTTTAAACACTGCGCTAATGAGAGCAGTGGCAAGGGCGACTTGCGATTCTGTGCTAAAACTAGTGAATCGATCGACAAGATTATTTAATACCGTTTCAAATTTTGAACCAAAGTTAATAATCTCTTCTGGTTTAATTAATTCAGCAGAAAGATTGTTGATTATACTTTCTATATTTATCCTTTCGATTGGTAGAGTAAAATCTGTTCCTGCATCACGATTGTTACCTTGTGTTGAAGAATTAGAGTTTTCAAGCGATGGGTTTGTTTGAGAAAGATAATTAAAGAACGTGGCGTTTCGTTGAAGTATTGGTGCGATACGAGCTAATCGTCTAAATCCGTATTCTCGCTTTATTTTGTCATCATTACCTAGTGATACGCCAAAATTCAATTGCGATGGGCTTACAAATGAGGAGTTCTCTTCATATCGTTCTGTCGTCGCAGAACTTAACGAGATGTTACTCAAATAATCTGGAATAAAGACGTTGCTGTTCACAACGGGATTAAATCTATTATTTTTTAAAATGCCAAAGATGTAACTCTTGAGTGGATCAGATAAGTCTTTGGCTGGCTTAATATAGTTGTTAGGATCAGGATCGGCCGGTTTTGTTGCATTTCTAAGTAAGCTATTTCCATCTTGACTATTATCTAGTTTTCCTGGCGCGTTGCTTGTATAGCCGCGGGTTAAAGGTAATGGAGATGGAGAACTAATCGCTAGATTAAATTCAGGCGCAAATTTGCTTTCATTCGGCGAAATACCTGGAGGTACAGGATTACCATACGGATCTTTTAATGATGTTTCCTGTAGTTTAGTTCCATCTCCATCTCCAACCGGATATGGGTTAGGTCGCACAGGAAGACCGACAGACGTACCTGCTTTTCCAAGCGTGGAGTTGCTAAGATATTTTGCAAATGTCTCGCGAGTGGGTGTGGAAATATCTTTAATCGTTTTGTCGACAGCTACCTGACCAGGAGTCCACACACCTTGCTTACCACCTGAAGAATCTTCTGGCGAGTTAGGTTTAACGACATCAATGGTATAAAGATCACCATTTAAATTTATTCCACCAGTGCCGGTGTCTGTGTCGTTATTATTTGCCATAAATGTTATGTCTGCTATTCTTTAGATATAATATCGCCGGCATCTTCTGACTTAGTTTTTTGTGCAGGATTAAGTACACAAGTCAAAGAGTCTAATAGATTGATGTATATATCGTCAACAAAAGCTTTTATTTGTCGGCGCTCGACGGCACTCGAAATTGTTTGCATTGTTGCGTGATATAGTCCATTATTTTCAAGTTCAATCAACAACTTCTTTTTTTCTTCTTTTGTCATGTCACGTCATCCTCCTTAGAGCATTTGTGGAGTTTGTCCTGGCGTAATCTTTCCTGTCGCCGCTAACGATTTTTGTGCACCTTCAGCTGCATCGCCTGAATCATTTGATGCATCGATTAGTAGGTTCAATCTATTCCTAATCACCGAAGAAGCGCTAGTAATCATAATTCGTTCGATTGCCTGTGCGTCCATTGTCACTTTGAAACTAACATTAATAATAACATCCTTGGCGGTGACAGTATAGGCTCCCTTAGCACCCACTTTACCAAAGTTGCCTGCAAATGCCTTTAGTTTAGCATCGAGATCGATTTGAAAACCTTTTTCTAAAGCACTTTCTAGCTTTTTTGCCGACGCGACCATCTCTTCAACGGCGCGTACTGTAGGAACAACACCTGCGGCAATAATATTTTGCATATATGTTGCCTTTGTTTGAAGCCCTTCTGCTCGAGTTAAAGCTTCACTCATAAGTACTTTTGTTAAGGTGTCAAGAGTAGTTTGGAAACCTTTAATTAAAACGTCCGGGTCGATTTTTGCTGCGGTAGATATCTCGTTGCCCATGTCTGAAAGTCCTTTAGCAAATCCGGCCATACTTTTTCCGAAAGGCGTAAACGCATCCAATAATAACGTGAATATAGGCGATTTTTCTACAAGCTGGGTCGTAATTTTCTCCATGTCGCCGGTATCTAACTTATCAACGAAACTTTGCAATTTTTCAAAAACATCAGTGCCCATACTCGTCAGACCAGAAAAAATTGACTTTAAAGAATCAATGGCCTTTGTTGTTACAGCGACGTCTCCTATTGTATTTGAAGCGATCTTCAATGTATTTATCAAATCAGGAAGGACAAGCGGGTTAGTTACTACCGATTTTAAAAATGCAGTCATACTTTGAATGCCGGTAATCATAGTAGTTCTTTTTGCATCTGAATTTTCTTTGGCGGTGCTAATCCAGCCAGCCTCAGCGCCCATTGATTTCGACAATGTGGTAGCCATATCTGCAAGGCCAGGCAACATTTCGAATACTTTTTGTAATTGCTCTATTTGTTTATCGGCGCCTTCGCCGGTAGGCATTTTCGCTGCGGCGGCTAAAATCACGTCGAGAAGAGGCGGCAAATATTGCGCTAGATCTTTCAAGCTTTTACCAAGATCAGGCGCAGCAACCGTAACGTTAGTGACGTTATCGCCTATTGAGACCATCGATGCTTTCTCAGGCATTTTAATTTCATTTTTTGGCATTAATCCTGTTGCCAACGTCGCGACGGCTCCGAGTATCGATCCTAAGGCACCTAAAGCCCCAATTTTATCTTTGTCAATTCTGCCAACAATGCTGACCAACTCATCGCCTATACTCCTAATAAGCGGAGGTAAAATAGTAGAAAGTTTGTCCATCATTGTTGTCATGAATGTCATACTTGCAGCCATCGCATCGGTGTCAATCGTCTGGAGCTCGGCGCCGCCTATCCCAAACTGACCAGCGTACTTTACCGTCCTTTTAAATTGGGATGCGTCTGGCATTATACCTTTTGTTAAGGCAGCGATACCTGTGAATATTCCACCGACTGCTGTTCCTACTGCCCCAAGGGTTGCTGGATCTGTATGAATGTTCGCTAGCGCGGCGATGATACCCGTTATTAACGTGCCCATTGCAGGTAGTAATATCTTAACATAATTTGTTAGCGAGTCCATCTTCTTTGCAACACCGGCAGGTTTCATACCGAACCATGAGCTAGGTCCGATATTATCCATAAATGAACTTGTTTCTTCAACGAACGAAGAAGCGCTGGTGCCTACGGCGCTTAATAATGTACCTACTGCGCCTAATAACATAGCGAAAACTTTTATTTGTTCTGTTTTATCACTAGGAATTTCCTTGGCTGCTTTTATCATCGCGTCAACGACGCCTTTTAAACCGTCAAATAACGCTTTAACAAATTCTGTAACTGACTTTATCATTGCTGCGTCATCAGCAGCAGATGAAAAGATGCTTGTCATTGAACTAATAGAATCGATTATTTCACCGGTGACACTAATCATATCGACGATGACATTTGATAATAACACGAATGCGTCAATTTTTAATTTGAATTCATCTGCAGATCCCACAATTTTTAGTCCGTTTAGCTCTTTCATGATACCCATTGCGCTGCCCGTTATCGCAGCGATGACAAGGGCCATCACGTCTAAACCTGCGGCGATGGCAACGGCACCAAGGCCAAATGATGCCATGATGCCTGCACCGATTGCGGCTGCTTCGGCAATTATGATACCTGATTTCATAGCTAAATTACCTAGTGCTTCTATAAGATGTACAGCTCCTTCCAAAAGAGCAGGATTAACATCTCCCGCCGATTTCAACGTGTCAATAATTTCCGCGGCAGCGAAAATAAGCCCTCCAAGAACGATAGCCATCGCGACGAAGCCAATAGCGATTTCTTTCACAGGCAATGAACCTACCTTTGCCGCGATGTAGGCGATGGCGCCGGCCATGGCGCCTAATAAGCCCATCGCTATGATAATGCCACCCATCACGATGAGATCCTTAGGCTGAACGTGATACTTTTTGATAAGCGCAATGATACCCCACATCGCAAGGAGTCCGATGCCCATTGTGACACCCATCATCAATAAGAATTTACCAATTTTCGGCCAATCAGGATCACCAGCCTTACTGATTTTATCAAACGCAATGGCTGCTATCACAGCTGTTCCAGCAATAACAACAAGCAAAAGGCCGGCAAGAATTACATCTTGGATAGATTTGCCTTTAACAATTTTTAATGCAATAAAATAGGCTACAAGACCGATAGTAATAACGACGGCAAGACCGAGTAGGAATTGCAAGATTTTGCTCCATGCCATTGATGTTTCCATCTTCTTATAGCTTTTCATTTGCTCGTCTGTCATTTGTGGTCCTGGTGGATCACCGCCTCCTTTCATCTTGGACATTTTTGCGGTGAGGTCATCGTTCAGCTGTTTTATGGAATCTTGTACAGATGGAGATTTTGCTGCACCACCAAAAACCTTAGAAAAAAGCTTGGCGACGCCTTTGCCTAACAATGCCGCCCCGGCGCCAAGCAATGCCGATGCCGCAGCAGGACCAAAAAGATATAAGGCGATCCAATGCCAGTTATTAAGAGCCCATTCTTTTACCATAGGACCGATTACATCAGCAAGCTTACTGAACATTACTCCGAAGAGTCTCGAGACGGCCGGTCCTAAAACCTCCCAGCCTCTTGATATAGCGTCTCCTATCGGGCTTAAAAGGTTACCTGCAGCGTCCTTAGCACCTGTTAAGTTAGGCCCATCCCCCGTCAACGCGTCGCTTAAATCATTCATTATATTGCCCATCGACGTCATAAGCCATTCGATTACTTCACCAAATATTATTTTTATTGCGCCGAAGAAATCGCCGAAACCGTCGAGAAGCCCGCCGCCGGCTCCTTTGCTAGAGTCGAAGAAATCAAAAAAGTCCTTTTTTAGATCTTTCATTAACTCTTTGAACGAATATTTTCCAGTTTTTATATTATCAAAAAACTTGCCAATGCGGGCGATGATTTTATCGAAGAGCGCCCCAAACTTTCCGGCATCGAATAACTCTGTCAAACTTGCTATTATCTTTTGTATACCTGGAAATTTATCAAATACCATCGCCGAGAATTTGGCGCCGGACTTGGCGAATACGTCAGTAACACCTCTAATTTTTGAAAACAAATTTTGTACGGCAGGTAATGACTTAAATCCGCTTTCCATTCCTGATTTAAATGCTTCCCAGAAACTCTTTGGTCTATCTCCACCGCCACCGCCATCCTTAAAAACTCGATCGATTCCGTCGGCCAGTTTTTCCATCGCCTGAGCATCTGTTAGAAGCGTTTTTTCTGCCTTTTTACCAGTTTTTTCTATGTCAGCAAGACTAGTGCTCATATTATCAGTAGATAACAAGGCATTTACCGCAGCGTCATCAAAACCTGTCGTTGACTTTAATAGTTTTCTCTGGCGAAAGTCTAACTTGTCGGCGGTGATGCCTTGCGCCAACATGGCTTTTCTAATAATCTCTGATTGCGCAGCAGGATCTTGTGCCTCCATCATTTCATTTAAATCGATGTTGGTACCAAATGTCGAATTCAACGTAGATACATTCTCTGCAGCGTCTTCGAATGTAGCAAATGAATCCAATGTGCCGGCAATATTTTCTAAGCTCATACCTAACTTCGCAGCATAAGTTACAGCTACACCAAGTTGTTTTTCAGACATATGACCAAACGTTGCCATATTTCCAGCAGCTTTAACCATTTCTTTCGAAATAATCTTTGCATCAAGACCAAAAGCCTTGCCCATAGCTAGCGATTGTTTAGTAATGTTATTTAAAACCGTAGTCATCTTTTTCCCATCGCGTTGGGCTAAAGATGCGAGTGTACCCATTCCTTCGTTAGATAAACCTAATCCTTTTTGATATACTAAAACTGCGCCGCCGCTTTTAACGATTTCGTCAGTAAACGATCTGACGCCGGCACCGCCTTCAGAGAATAATCCTTGAAGCAGTTTTATTCTATCGACTGTATTTCCAAACATCGTTGTCGCATTCATACCTGCGACGCTTAATCCGTTCATCGATGCCGTTAAGCCCATGATACCTTTGTTCGTTGGACCCGTCATCGAACCAAACTCTTTGCGTAAACCGTTTATAGCTTCCGTAAGTTCAGAAACGCCGCCGCCGCCGCCGCCTGAATTAGCCATCTCAACGAGACCGCCTAGCAAATCAAGCGGGAGGGATATAAGCGCCTTACCAAGTTCAAAAATGCCGCTTAATACTGAACTAAAAAATCCGCTAATACTTGTAGCTCCAGCTACAAGATTATCAAACGTTTGCTTAAAGCCGTTTAGCGCGCCGACTCCGGCGCTAAAGGCGACTGGAAACTCTTCCGCTGCGTAGTCCGCGATCTCGGCCATTTTATCTGCAAATGAATCTGCCGAGCCTGCCGTTTCAGCTAACTTTTTCTTTAACTTTTGAAAAGCGCTAAGTTCACCTTCTGTAGCAGCTGAGACCCTAGTAGATGCATCGGCAAGAGAATTAAGCGAACCTGTAGTTCCAGCAGCTCCTGATGAAATCGCCGCAAAAGTCTCTGCTGATGTTGTATTAAGTTCTTTTAGCGCCGCGGCGACTTCCTTCAACGTCGCGTTGACTTCAACAAGCTGGGTGACAACCTCGCCTGTACTCATCCCGCTCATATTTTGGGCCATTTTAGAAGTAGAAGCTGCCTGCGATTCAAACGACTCGCTCATCTTGGCAGCAGACGTTCTCATCTGCTCCATCATCGCAAACATTTGCTGGGCGATTTTTAATTGATCGACAGACGGACCTGCTCCTCCACCTCCTCTATTACTAGCCATTGTTTAATTACTCGCGTAAAAATTTATAGTGGCCAGCGTACGCCAAAAGTCCGTTCAAATTGTGACGCAGACATGTGTTTGACACCAAGTTTTTGAATGACGGAGTCCATTGTAGCACCTGGTTTATTTAATTCATCCTGAAATCTTCGTGAGGAAGCCATCGCATTTCCAATAGTTTCTACTTCGCTTCTAGATCCTCGAATTTTTGTACTAACAAATTTACCAACCAACCATGCTCCAAGCGTCGCAAAGAAAACCTTACCCAAAAGACCAACTTTCAATTCATTCAACGGTTGTTTTTCCACAAGAACCTCGTATTGCTATTAAATAACACAAAGCATAAAAAAAAGCCATTTTAAGTGAATCGCCGAAGACGACTCGGCGTTTGAGTCCGGGCATTCCCTTGCATCGCTCTGACATCAGGCGAATTTTGATGCAAGGCTCTAGATTGAGAACTACCTCCTTCAGATGCGGTTTTAGAAAACTCCTTACCGATTCTTTCGATAAACCACCGTTTATAAGAGACAGGAAGGTGATAAGTTTCCCTCCACAAAAACCCGCCGTAATACATAAGTAAAAAGGCGGGTTCAAGGATAAGGGATTCTTTATCTTCCGGACTGAGGCCAAAGAAAGTTGACGCCAAGCGGCATCGATACCTCCTCTGAGTGACCGCACGCCGAACAAGATGTTTCTTGCTTCATGATAACGCCAGGTTCATTTTCTTTAATGAAATTACGAATAGCCAACGAATCACGAGCAGGCATATGCTTAATAAAGTTCGAAATCTTCACTCTATCTTCGATACCGTCGATCGATACAATCGTGTGCATCAAATTAGTTGTTACGTTAGTCTCAGTCGAGAGTCCTAACTTCTTTTGTCTTTCAGCCATCGCCGTAATTTCTTCTTCGTCTTTTCCGGTTAAGAAACGAAACTTTACATTCTTTCTACAATGAGGAAGTGTAAACTCGAAAAGATTACAACCTGGTGTTACTGGATCTATTGACAATCGACGAATTGGTAGTTCGCCTAAATTAAACTCGTGATGTGTCTTTGCCGTACACTCGTTACATTCTATTTCAGCCTTGTATTCAGGCCCATAACCAGTAATACGAATTGCAACCATTAAAGCGTTACGATCGCCGCCTAATAAATCGTTTGGATTAATTGAACGATCAATAAGACACGACTTAATCAACTCAGTAATAACTGTGCCTTTCTTAAGAAGCGCTCGGGAAGTTAAGATATCTTCTTCACGAGCTGTCATAGACCTGACATCGACCGTCGATGCATTGAAAAGTGAAGTTCCTTGAGCATAAACCTTACCTGATGAAGGCAAAGGTACAGTCTCAAGCGGAATATCTAATCCAAATTCCGCCTTTACTTTATCGGTTGCCGCCTGCATAGGCGTTCGATGATCAACATTCGATGGGGTACTAGTGACATTTGAAAACACTGCGTTACGAGATTCGCGATCTTCTGTACTCATTTGTTTTTCCTTCTATTGATATTGATATTACTGCTAATAAAAAAGCTTAATTTATACTAACAAATTTCTCAATGCGCGTAAATTAGCATATGCGAAATACTAAACTAAAATTCAACTTTAATCAAAGTTTATAAATCAGTTAATCTATAGCGTGTTCTATATTGTGACATCCAATGCACAGAACAACGTCAAAAATATTCTTCTCAATACGATAATTGATAATCCATGCAACAATTAAAAGTTTTTTCTAGAATGACCTAGCTGATTCTTATAACTCCGAATAAGAGGAAGTTTCAGTTCTTCTTCTTATTCAGCTTATCGAGCTTCTTTTGCATTTTGGCCGTGAGCGCATCAAAGCCGCTTTTGTTTAAGACCTTCAAGAACTGCGAGCGGAACGTCTTCACCATGCTTGCCTTCTCGGTGATGATATCGACAACCTTGAGCTTGCCGGCAACTGTCTCTAGCCGAAATTCCACCTCAAGCTTAGGCTCGGTGGTCTTGGTCCGGTGCTTGGCGATCATCGTAACCATCGTCCCACCGGCGGACTCGTCTTCCTTGACATAGGTGACATCAAAGTCGGTCAGCGCCTTAATGTTCTTACGGTAATTTGCTCGGACTAGTTCTGTCAACAGATTCGAAAAGTGCTTCTTCTCAGTAGCGCTTCGTTCAAGCCATTGCTCACCGAGCGAGTAGGCTGCGAACTGGTCGTAGGAAATCAGCTCGTCGAAAAGCTCATTTAACTTGGCTTGTTGAGCGTTGCTCTTTGGCGCCGCCATGACCTTAAAAAGTTGTGTCTGTTTAAATTTTACGAGATCGGTCGCCGGCCCTGCCTGGACGATACCAACGAAGCATAGACTTAGGAGCACGACGACCAATCTAGCGTAAAGAAGCTGGGTAGATAATTTGTGTTTTTGTTGACAACGAATTCTTAGAGAATCTAACTTGTTTGTCTTATACTGCGCAAACTCAGAGCACTTAAATGTCGAAAGGTCCATGATATTAAATATACCATAGACCTCTTGACTTGTGTATTCGATTGTCGAATGACGATGTACATGATCTATATACTAACACTCCTATGCTCAAAATTATGACACCCTTCACACAAAACAACTCCAGAAACATTCTTCTCAATATGATAGTTGGTTACCCACTCGGAAATTAAATGTTTTTTCTCGATAAAAAATTATGAGTTTTTTCTGTCCACACTTCAAATTTAAATCCATTTTCATTTGCAAATCTTTCAGCTGATTGAAATTTTGCAACATTCTTTTCGTGGATAACGTGGCAGCTTGGTTTAAATTCTACGATGAGCTTTGTTCCATTTTCATACTCTATCAAGCAATCGATGATATAATGTCTAATTTTTCCGTCAAAAGAATATTCAATGTTGTAAGGCTCAAAAGTATATGAAATAACATTTTCACTTGATTCCAAATGAAGAATGGCGTTAAGTTCAAATAACGATCTATAGTAGACGTTCGGGCGAGTTGACTTTTTGTGATTGCTAAAATACCCATGAACTCGAGTGCATTTAGTCAACAACCCATTTTTTATTCTTTCAGCCTGTTCTAAGCTTTGACGTTCTCTATTAATTTCTTCACCCCAGTACGACTTCATGTGCTCTGAGATTTTTTGTTTATGAGATTCTGATTTTAATTTTCCTGTTAAAGATTTAGATATTTTCTCAGATCTTTCAGGCGTATTCATCTTTTCGATGATTGATGCTATTCTTGGATCGTCCTTCGTTAATCCTTTACACCATCCTTGAATTTCGCCATTTTCCCACATTCTTCTTCTGGTCGTGAGACTTTTCTCAAAAGCTTCTTTGTTATGACCCCAGTTATTATTTACTTTCGAAGCATGGCCCCATGCAAACCTGGAATATCCATTTCTCAATCCATTAAATTTTGTATCACAGCCGCACCCACATTCACAGGTTGGTTTAATTCCTTTTAGTACAACCTGATTGTACAAGTCTTCGCTTGAAATACCATGCTTTTTTGAAGCATGAATTCTGAGTGAATTTATGCTTTTAATTTGAAAATCGCATTCAGGACATTTAAACATAAAAACCTCCGTAGCTTAATGCCACAGAGGTAATTATATACCACTTTACAGTTTGGTAAAAGGCTTTTTCTAAAACTGCAACACGCAATTATCGAAACGGAGTGTCATTGAGATTTCCATTGGACCGCCGTCTTCGTAGGTAACCTCGCCAAAGTTTGCTTCAGTAATAAATGCGCCCTTTATATCCCAGAGCTCAACCACGGTACCGACTGGGTCTAACATTTTAAGTTGAATGTCGCGTTTGTAGAAGTCGGCATAGCCTGATCTTCCTGAAACTGACTCGAAGTGAGTTCGTACCCATTCCATAACCTGTTGTGCGCCTGAAGGAGCTATTGGATCATGGAGCGTAACGGCGATTGTACCAAAAGACGTCTTACCTGCGAGGTAGCGACGGCTATTGATAAAAGGAACCTCAACTTCTTCAGTTGTAATCGTAGGACGAGATGTCGTCTTGATGATGTATGCGTCAATGCCTTCAACCATAAGTACCCATCGGTTCTTGCGTTTCGGCTCGAACTTATTGGGAATCATTGATGATACGTCTAATGTCTCTGCGGCCATGATCTTATTCTCCTGTCACTTATTTTAAATATCACTATCGAACTAAAACTTGCTTTAAAAAACTGTCTTTATAATATTCTCTTAAATAACAATGTTGGAATTATAGAGAATATTCCTGATACTACTGAACTTGCTGTGTATTATTAGCTACAACGAAGTCGAGGCTGACAAACTCGATACTCTTTGTAGGTTGAACGAATATTTTACCGCGGACAGTATTATTTTCGACGTCTGTTTGTGTTGTTGTTGAAGAATCGATAATAACACGGAATCGTTCGAGACCGGCGAGTGCTTGAATTCTTTGTAGACGTGGTGTAACTGCTGCAGAGAATCTAGCAAGCGTAGCTTCACGATTTGGTTCAAAGAGAATTGTTTGAGCAATCTCACGAACCTGTCGTCTAATCTCGATGAGAAGACGGCGAACATTGACTCTATCAAGCGCAGAAGATGCAACTTGCAAAGTTTTTTGTCCCCAAATGACGACTCCTGAAGCAGGATTTGTTCCAGACTTAGGTGCGCCTACGAATGCAACAAGCGGATTAAGCCGATCATTGTAAAGAGAATCAAGATCCTCTTCTTTCAATTTAACCCGACCTTCAAGAGCTTGTTGAGGTAATGCACCTCTAGTGAAACCAGCTGGGGCAAACCATGGGTGTCCTATTGCATCATTTAAAGCTAGCGCGCCAAGGACAAGAACAGATGGCGGTACGAATACGTTATTACCATCCGGGGCTGCATAGAGAACATCTGGGAAATACGCAGCTGCAAAAGAAGAATCAACAGCTCTATCACGGAAGGAACTTAAAGTTTGTGATACAGAGACGACCTGTTCATCTGATCTAACTTCAAATTCTGCATCAACGCCATCTTCGACGTATTGCTCAACGTCCATAATATAAAGTGCGTCAAATCGTTCTTCGACAGCGATGGTAGCATAATCGCTAATGATTGGATGACGAATTCCAGGAATCGCAAGAAGCTGGATATCAATATTCGTTGTGTTCTTCATGATGTCAACGGCTTTTGCATATGCCTTGACGGTTGGACCGTCATTAAGAAGACGATCATTTCCAAAAACCATGTCTGATGACACGGCATTATTTGTTAATTTAGACTCATCAATGTCGAAAATATTGATGCCGTCAAAGCCACCTTGCACAATCATTGTAAATTTAGCGTATCTTCTATTTGCAGTCTCATTTAAATCTGAAACTTGCAGCGCGCGGGTTTTGTTGGCTTCGTTGGCCGCGATAGATCCTTTGCGAACATAAACAGCTTGTTTCCATTCGAGAGAATTTGCTCGTGAGGACGAGCCTGTGACAACCTGAACATGTTCAAGAGAGAATAAATTGTTGCAGAATCTATCCGCATCTATGATTCCATTCTCGGGTGTATCAGCGGCATCAGTGTTATCACCAACCACAACGGGCTTTGCCACGGTTGCGAAGTCAGGAAGATACTTAACAAAAGCTTCAAGTGACTTATTCACCATAACTGAAGCATTCGGCTTAGCAGCAAGTTCAATCTGCTCGAATTGCGCGCCCCAATAAAAATCGACATTTGCCAATTCAATCGCGCTACCTATAGTACCATCAGTAATTTTTTTGCGGAATGGCAATGGAGGTACAGTCATTTTGCGCAATACGCTTCTATCAAGTGAGCCGCCTGTTGGTCCTGTTTTATCTTGCGTCACGACAGGAAGTTGTGGGAATACTGCGGAACCAGAAGTCACAAGGTGGGCGATGCCCCTATATCCCATGGGTAAAGCAGTCGCGTCGACGAATCCGCTTGCAACATCTTGTGCGATTTCAACTCTAACGTGATTAGAACGATTTGGGTAATTTCCTTCGACTACGATCTTTTGTTCTTCGACATCACGGTCAAAGTCATAATAAGAATTAAAGTCACCAATAACCTTTGCGATATATCTAGAAGAGGCTGGGTTTAAATCGCAAACAAAGCTTTCATTACTAGCAACAAGGGCCTGCGCAGAATCTCTATCACTCCACTTTCTGATCTTAACCATAAAGCTACCATGGCGATTGACGGTATCGTTAGAAGGTGTGATGTTTTCGATAGAGATCTTATAGAGATTAGAAACGTTTGATCCAGCATCGATAGCGTGGAACTTAAAGAGATTAACAGGTTTGCCACCGAATTTTTGAGAAACAATCCAAGGAGATTTTGCAGATCTAAATCTATCTTCAAAATTTTCATAATTTGGTACAGTGGTAGATGATACGTTACGACCTAATGATGAAGTAACAAGAAATGCTGACGTCTCAATGCCTGTCTTACCATAATAAGCTGCGCCGCCGGCGTCGGCACCGTGCGATGAAGAAAGAATGCCTGCACCTGTTAAACTTGCGACTGCAGAATGAATATCCCAATGATTGTATAGATAGTGTCCTGTCTCTTCCAGTTTGAGCGGGTCTTTGTTTAGGACATTTGCGAAATAATTATTTGATGTAGGATCAAACGATGCAGTCAAGAAATTAGGATAATTTGCATCATCACCTTTGTGACCGTTCAAAAGAAGAACGAACTCTTGTTTTTCAATTGTACCATCCATTAACGTAACAGAACCGAAGACTGTACCCTTTGGGTTCTCACTTAACGAACCAATTTGAGTAGAAGATGGTGCAGCAGATGAACCAACACCTGTAAGAGAAGACGAGAGACGTAACAAAACGCCTGATGCTGCCATTAAAATTCCGCGGACAATTGGCGCCGCAATATTGCTACCAACGGTTTGAAGTCCTGCGTCACTAAGATAAGTGGAACCAACAGATTCAGACATATAACAACCAATGAAGTACGTTCTTCCAAGCGCACCATTGTCATTCGCATAGATGTTTTTATCTAACTTACCAACTGTACCACTGGGTTGTTGCTCGCCAACGACGAAACCTGAATTGGTCACAGCGCCAGGATAGGATTGAGAAGCGCCTTGTCTCTCTAATCCATCACCGACGCCGAGGACGCGTAAATACGTAACTGACCTAGCATTTCTTAACCACTCTAAAACTGCGATAGGACCGAAATGTTTGCTATCAACAGCTCCAAACTTTGCTTGAAAGTCAGAAAGTGTACCGACAATGACCGGAACGAAAGCAGGACCTTTCTTTGCGGTGCCTATGATTCCAGCTGGAATGCCAACCGGCGCTTGGGTAAGTGGACCTGAAACATCTATTTCGTTTACTGTTACGCCTGCGGCGCCTAGTTTTAGTTGTGACATCTACTGTGCTCCATTCTAACTACTAAGTTAACTATAAGGTTCTCTTCGAATTTTTCAAACGAACTGGACGCCGGCGTTCGTTATGATAAAGTCGAGTGCGATGTATTCTATCGATCTCGTTGGAATGATGACAATTCGTCCGTTAAGACGACTTAAATCAATATCTTCTTGTGTATTATTTGTCTCGTTCATAACAACCTGAAAGCCTTCAAGACCTGCTTGTGTTTGAATTAAACTAAGTTGAAAAACTGAATCTGACACGAAACGATTTCTAACTATTGGAGTATTCTGTTCGAACACGAGACGATTTGCGATACCAATAATGATTCTTTTCACTTCGAGAAGTAAGCGGCGAACATTAACACGATCGAGTGCAGATTTCTTAATTTGCAAAGTCTTTTGACCGAAGATTACGAATCCAAGCCGCGGGAAGGTCGCAATCGGATTAATACGCGAATCATAAAGAGCGTCTCTGTCTGAAACGTTTAATCTAACCGATACATTCTTAACGAAGTCAAGCGCAGCTCTATTAAAACCAGCAGGTGCGAACCATGGATAAGATACTCGATCGTTAAACCCTAACGCTCCGAGTGCTGCAACAGACGCTGGGACGCTAATTCTTTGAGAGTTAGTAGAATCGTCAATAAAAACATCAGGGAAGTAAGTCGACACGTAGTTGTTATCAATTGAACGAGCGTCTAACGATGTAATGGTTTTTTGAACGCTAGGTTTAGCTGTCGAATCGTCATATAGACGATACCCATCATCGTTATAAGAAGGTATATCCATTACGTGAATAGCTAAGCCATAATCTTTGATTTTCTTAGAAGTAAGATCATTGATATAAGGTTCACGAACACCTGGTGTGGCAAGAATATTGATTCCGACTGAGTATGGGTCAGTCATAATATCGACCGCCGTGTTATATGAAGCGACGCCGTTATTGTCTTTACCCGTTCCGCTAACTGTAGAACTGAAACCAGCAGCGCTATAGCTTAAAGCTGCGCCTCCTGTCGAAAGAGAATCAGCATCGAAAGATATCGACTTATCATTTAATCGGCGAGCATCGCGATCAAGATAATTGAGACCATCAAACCCGCCGTACATAAAAGTAGTAAACTTGGCGAATTGTGAGAACTTATTAAAGCCACCGGCTGAAGACTTTGCAAGAAGCGTTGCTAATGTAACGCGACCCGAGACAACACCATCACTAACAGTATAATCATTAGTGTCAGGAACTGCATTCCTAATATAGACTGCTTCTTTCATATGGGCTCCTGCAGAGCCTGTAACATCAATTAAAGATGTATTTCCTAGCGCAACCTTCGCTAATGTAAACTTATTATTGTTGAATGAATCTACGCTAGAACCTGTGTGTAAAACTCCAAGTTTCTCAATTCCCATAAAGTTAGTTAAAGAATTAAGAAGATTATTTTTTTCCGATATTATATTCGAATTTAAAACTTCATTAGTAAGAGTCAATGAGTTACGTTCAAACTTAACACCCCAGTATAGAGAAGAAAGCGTCACCTCTTTAGAACCTGGCGTACCCGCTTTTGTTCCTGTCGTAGAAATCTCTCCACGGGTGACCTTATAACGATATGGAGTTGGTGGTATAACTGACCCAGAAAGGAAGTGAGCAGCATCAAGGCCTGCGCCACCTAATCTAGCAGTTCCTTGGGTAAGCGCTGCAAATGCGTTATTATTCGTATTTGTCTTTATTAGCGAATGTCCATGAAAACCGAACGGTAATGCGGTTTCTGGTACTAGTTTTTTATCAACCGTGTCAGTCATGATGACTCTTATGTACTTCGACTTATTCGAATACTTACCCGATGCTATTAAGCGTCTTTCGAGTGGGTCAAGAGCATCAAAGTGAAAAGACACCTTGCGATCTCCAATAAGTTTTGCAATATAATTACTTGAATCAGGATCTAATGAGCAGTTTGAGAATTGCTCGAGTATAATAGGCGTAATATCGCTATCATTCCAGCTTCTAATTTGAACGCTAAATGTGCCATATTTGTTAGTCGCGTCTATAGATGCTTTGATATTTGCGATTGAAATCTTATATAGCTTGTTTGCGAATTCACCATCGTCTAGAGACTCAAATTTGAAAAGGTCATATTCCGTCTTACCGAATGGTTGCGAGATAAATATCGAAGTCTGTGGAGACTTGTAACGAGTATTAAATGCACCAAAGGCTTCACGATAGGTTAAGCTAGGATCGCCAGAAGAATTATTGGTATCGGCAGAGCCTGAAAGCATCGCTACATAGTTATTAACTGCAACGTCAGCTATTTGCGCGTCGACCGTAAAGTCTGCAGCTAAATAATGTTGATTTAAGTAAAACTTATCAGGATCAGTATTAAGAACTTTTGCGTAATAATCATCTGCTGTCGGATCAAAAGATGCAGTTAAAAGTCTGATTCCTGGTTTGCCTTCATCATTTGAAAATGTAGAGCCTAAAGACGAAGAAATTAGAATCTTAAATCTAGACTTACCATTAATAGACTTGGCTTGTGCTTGGTCATTGACGCTACCAACCGCTGCGGCTGCAGGAGCAGATTCGTCACCGTCCAATACAAAGATACGAGCTGTGTTTGGCACCATCACTGCTGCACGAATTAAATTAACATTGCTACCTGCAGTAACACCAGGGAATGTATCGTTATCGCTAAACATTGGCATGCCATAGGCTTCATTCGCAGAAAGTGTATGTTGTGCTGCAAGGAATTGAACGACTTGAGTATGACGGGCATCGCCTTGTGCAACAACGCCAGGAAGAGAGAAACCTGCATTTCTTACTGTGCCATTTGTTAACGTGTTATCAAAATCGGTTAACGAAGAATTGGCACCACCACCAAGAACTCTTAAATATGTTAAAGAAGCTCGATTTTTTAAAAACTCATTGACAGCATAAGGACCAAAATATTTTGGATCTAAATCTCCGAATGTAGAAACGAATTCTCCAAAACTAGCGACCGTGATAGGAATAAACGCAGGACCTTTTTGAGTAGGTCCAACGACGCCGGCAGGAGTTCCAATCGGCCCTCCTGTAATAGGCGTAGAAAGGTCCATTTCACGTTCATAAAAATTAGGGGACCTAAAAACTTGTTCGGACATTGCTCTTCTCCTTAACTATCGAATCAGCGATTCAACTGATAAGTATGTCTTAAAAAGTGTCAAATCAAGTTAAAGTATAAAATTTAAATTATTCTATTTCACTAATAGGTAAAAGTTCAACTCCTCCATTCATATTCGTTTCTGTATAAACGGTTTCGCCTGTAGTCGGATTTTTACTAAAAACTTTAATATATTTAGTTTCAGACCCCGTATCGAATTTGACAACAGGCTGCGAGGTGCCAGGATAAGCAGGTAAAGAGGTCTTCGTATATACGATAGGCGAAGCTCTATCCAATATGTTTATCTCGTTACCTATCTTGCTATCTATCTCACGATTCGCTGTGGCCGCCACCGGAGTTTCAGGATTAGACGTTTGAACGATTCCCCTATACGGAGTTATAGAGCTTCCCGTTCTTCTTTGGTCAGGACGAGCATTAGGCTGATCTGCTAATGGCAAAGTAGGATCATCATTACCAACATAAAAATTATTAGAAAACTCCTCAGATATATTAAAACCAGGATCAGGTGTTCCTTTACTCGCTATGGCAAATTGAATAATTGGTGAAGAAATGTATTTTTTTACAGGTATTGGTGCGCCGGGAGCAGAAGATACCCACAAATAAGCAGGAATTTTTATTTCGAAAGAACACTTAACATATCTTTCGGCAGATGACATATCATCAAAGTTTGTTTCTATATTGAACGCGCCACCTTCAATTGAGGCGACAAACCAATAACCTTTATTTGTTGTAACCTTCCAAGATTGCGCTTGAGGAAGAAAAGAAGCGATCATCTTTTCTATGATTTGATTCATGTGTTGCGTATATTGCGTCCACACTGTGATTTGATAGGTTGAAGTGTAAAATTGAGGAGATGGAACTACAATCGTTTCGTATATATTATTTGATAAATTACTAGTTAAAAGCGCTCCACGTCTTGTGTCCAATGTAGCCTTAGATTTGCCTATTTTGCGACCAGTAATATTTTGATTATCTATTGTAGGATCGCCGTTATTGACGGCAACATTTTTTTGAAAAGTAATAGATTGTTTATTTAACAGATTTTGATAAGCCCTATCAGAGCTATCGAGTCTTCTTCTGATAACTAATTCCCCCGTTTGTTGATTGATCCCGCGGTGTGTAATATCATCTGATCCTTGACTTATGCCTGTTCTCATTATAGTAACTAAAGGTAGAATTAGTGTGTTAGACTTATCTCTTATTGGTTTGCCTCTTTTTAAAAGTGCCCACTTTTCGCCGGCTGCAAAAACTACAGGTACTCTTTTTAGCGCAGCGAAATCTTGTCCGCTAACCATCGGCTGTATTTCTTTATCGAAAAGATTAAATAATCCGACATCGACATCCTCTATACCACATGACGGTATTACTATGTTAGATTTGAGTCCTGTATCGTAACCGGACTTTATACCAGAAACGCCGTTGTTAATTTGATCTATCGCGTTGAATCGAGTTGTCATATTCAATCCTCATCATAAAACGCAGCATCAGCGCTAAAATTAGAATTTGTACTTTCGTCATTTCCCACTGAAACAATTTCCTTAGGTCCTGTTAACGGAGGATCGAGCACGCCGTTTTTAACAAGATCCCTAACATCGCCTGTCGGATTCCCGTTATTATCTAAAGCCTCGCCTCTTTGTTGGACGAAAGTAATTTGTATGGCATCAGGATCAGTATAGCTAATATCAGTTGGACCAATAATTGGTGCTGTAAAAAGCCCCTCGCGGGCCTTGGTGCCGATCAATTTAATACCATTTTTGTGTTCTGGCATACCATATATGTTACGCATATATGTACGATCAGTGATCTCATAAAAAATATCTGAAAAAGAAAAGAAGTCTCCAATGCTAACATTTATTCCTTTTTCTACAAGATCACGATGCTGAACGTAGACCTCTATCTGGTATTGAGCGTCGATGCCAAACTTGTCTATTTTTGTAGTAGTTTGAAACTCGCTGTTGACAAGCGCATCGATAATGATTGGACTGTCAAATACTTTTTTTAGAGCCTCATTGTAAACTTCGTGTGTCTTAGTACGAATCTCGGAAATAGGGTAATAGACGATTTTTTGTCCTATAACGTCCTTAATTATTTCTTTTGTGATATCACTTATGAAATTGATTTCTCGCTGTGTTATAAATAGCCTTGCCATAATGTCTCCTTTCCTAACTCAATTTCTGTTATAACTTTAAACTCATCTATAACCATATCGACTAATTGCTTTTTAACAGAATCAAATTTTGCAATGTTAATATGACATATATCACATTTTAAAACTAGAAACTTTTTAGTATTCCCATAGCTTTCTTAATAGGCTTTTTAAAATTACACTTAATACCATGACAAAAATCAACCTATGATGACAGATTTTCCTAAAGGCATTGGAATATATCTTAGTTGTTTTTGTAGATTTTCTGCTGCGAGCGCATCAGCTTCCATCAACTTTTGATGAGTTAAGTTTGCTAAAAACTCTTTCATCTGTATAGCAAGTTTTTCTTTGTCTTCTCTCCCTTGCGTTAATAGCGCTTCACCATTAAGCTGAAGGTCAGCATTGGGTATTGGTATCGTTTGAAATTTTGAACGAATTAAACCTAGCAGCTCTTTACAAAGTGCTAATGTGTATTGACGAATCCATTGACGACCAGGTTGATTGATACTAGTAAAAGGAATATTGCCTAGCGGAAATGTACTAGGACCTGAAATACCGCTTAATGAATCATCGGTATACGCTGGATTATAAGGGCTTTTTGGCGGCATGACTTTAACATACAGTCTACCAACTTGTAAGCTAGATACGGGTATAGGGTAAATTCTTAATTTGGTACCTAGTACTTCATACGAATAATTCGATCGGCGAACTCTAGACGCAGACTCTAACATACCTCTACGAAGTACATCCTCGAAAATAGGAAGAACATAAAACACCGTAGAGTTGACATAAGACTCGTAATTGAAATTAGTAGCTAAAAAGTTTGTTACGTTAGATGCGTTGAGAAGGAAAGATTGAGCAGCGAGCGGTTCAAAGTGAAAAACTTCGACGATCTTCATCTTACCTTTTGAACCGGTAGGTAACATATCAAATACGCTACTCCCAGCATTCGAGCCGGATGCAATTTTTAATTCTTCGTATAAATCATAATCTTGACGATTAGATTCCATATCCAGATACCCTAAAGTTGCATTATAAGAACCTCCAACAAATGATTCATTGGCATAAGGTTCTGCCTTACGAATTAAAAAGTCTAAACTAGATTGTGAATATTTATTCGTAAAGTCTTGGCCGTCTTTAGGCAATCCTAAAACGTTAGTCATTTCAGAAGTTATTTTAGTTTCATGTATAAATCTGCTATATTCGCAACAAGATTCTTCAAAACACGCCCATATTTCTTTACGTGTTAATTCGACCGACAAAACGTCATCTCCAAGCTTTCGCTTAACGAAAGTCACCATTGCATTAGCCTCTGATTGAAAAATAACATCAGAGTCAAAAAACCCAAATGGTGTGGGACTAATCGTTTGTGAAAATGAAGTCATAAATTAATTATGAACTTCGCGGGGCATGTAGCAAACTTTAAAAAATAAAATACATTTTTATATGCTTTAAAACGATAAAAATAAAAAATACTGACTCAGTATCGCAAAAATTTCACATACCGTCGATTAATGCCTGAATAGCAGTACTAACCCTTGCTTGTAAATCTCGAGGTAGAGCCGAAAGAAGAACATAAACTTCAGACTTTATACGAACCTCAGGAGTGCCGCCTTCAACCATAATCGAAGGAGCTTTAACGCCTACTCTAAGAGTTAATGGAGGAAGTTCATTTTTCTCATCGAATAATGGATGATATAGATTTACTTTTTGCATATTATCCTTTTATTAAAGAATTGCCATTTTCCAAAGCTTCATTCATTAGTTGAAGCCTTTCCTTCAATTCAATTAATAGATCCTCAAGATGTTTCGTTGCCTTGTTAGAAGCACGAAACTCGCAAATTGATAATTCAAGATCTACTATTTGTTCTAATAGCTGTGTAGTTGATGCCGACATATAGTTTTACTTTACAGCAATAACCGGGAAATATAAACCATCATTAGCGTCGTCGTGTACGACTTTTTGATTAATTTTAATATTTTCTTTAATATTTTCTAATTCGTTTTCCATATGACGAATTTTTTCTTTTTCTTGTTTTAGCCAATTTAAAAAACTAAATTGAGCTTTTTTATCATCGATTGATGATAACACTTCTAATAGCGTTAGATCCATTTTTGTTTTTAATTCCTGCGCTATCGAATTTGGAGAATTTGACACGTAATTATAAACTAATAAAAATTGTTCTGGATTTAAATTCAATATCATTGATTACTTTTATCTGCAAACGACGCCTTTTGTTGAAGTAGCGATAAACTAAAATAAACGTATCATTATCTCGAGATGTCGAGATCAATTTTTAATGACAAAAGCCGTACTCCTTTAAAAGGATACGGCTAAAGTTATGCGAAGTTAAAACTTTGTAAGTTTCACCAAGTCTTGCCAGACTCTGCATAGTGCTTTTGAAGCAAACGATACAATGTTCTTGCCTCGCTACCCGTGAACTCTACAGCGCCGCCGCTAATTGGAAAATCTACGAACAGACGAGTAGAATTATTCTTTTGATTCGTACTTATCGCCGCTACGAGCGTAGCACTGTCGCGACCAACAGTTTCAGTACGCATCTTACCTGTACGATCCTTACGAGTACGAATAGTAGCATTACGATTTTGTGAAACAAGCTTTTGATTTTTGCTAGCGGTCATGATATAATCTCCAGTTGTCAGAAGCATTTTTCATTATTTGCTTCTGATGTTGTTAAGATAATATCTCACAAAAGATGTATTGTATCACTGAGCAGTAGTAATCTGATCGCTTTATTGAAAAGCGTATAGTAAAATTACTTTTTAGAATCTTCAGGCTTTGCACTCATAATAGCTTGTGAAAACTTCTTGACGCCTGATTTCATTTTTTCTAAGTCCATGCCTTTTTCAACTGCTACAGCCGTTATGTCTTGCAAAAATGCGGCTAATCCTTGAGAATCTTTAATTGCCTCAATCGCTGAAAGAAGTGCCGGATTTGAAGCTAACTTGTTAGTAGCGATTTTAGAAGAAGATGTATCTTTAACGTCTTTTCCAGTGCTAGCTTGTTCTTCTTCTTTCAAGAGAAGAATTCGTTCTTTGATAAAATTTCTAAGATGATTCATAACATATAAGTAAGGCGTTAAACCAATCGATACCTAAAGAATACAGTTTTTCTTATTTATCAATAAAAATAGTTTAAATTATTTAACAATGTCGCTTTTGTTTTTTCGACTCATCTTAATTCTTGAAACTAAATTAATCATTTCATCGACTCCGATTAGTGCTTTTTCTAATTTTAATTCGAGTGGTAATACTTCAATCGGAATAACATGATTACCATCCAGCCCCTTAGCGCGCCATGAACGAATCGAATTTAACATGACTTCAAGTTCACCTTTGACTCGAAACAAATAAGCGCCAACCTCGTTGGGTCTTAAAACTGTATTCGTAATCATGATCTATAAGTACTTGTAATATATAGAAATATATCACTTGGTTATTAATTTTTAGAAAGGCTTTCAAAAAATTAATGCTTTAAATTCTTGTTTTCCAATAGCATGTATTTTACCTTCTAGTTCATATACTAGATTTATATCGCTATCAAGAGCCCAATGAATAAGCCAATTGAGAACAGACGAGTCAATCTTGCTATTAGTTTCTGTGACATTATAATATTCAACTTGGTTCATCCCATTATTAGTCGGTATCTTCATCGTTAATTTTGTTATTATCACGCCGGATAAGCTGGGTTTCATCCAACTCGGAAACTTGTCTTCTAACAACCATGCGCAATTATAGCTTTTACATGGATTTTCGGGTCTAGACTCGTATGCACTACATGATTTTTCTAAAAAATGACAGGAACAGCCTCGATACATCTTATATCCATGTACGACACCTTCTAACCAACCTTCGCAACACTTTGTGCAATCGCCGCAAGTTCTACTAGAATAAATCGGTAAATGCATCATGATCAATGTTCAGTCATCAACTTTTTTTCTAATCTTAAATAAACCCATTATTACGTTCTTTTTTCTACCCTTCGAAATAGGCTCAATTATAACAGTTGGTATCCCGCGAGGATCTAAAAATAGATCAATAATTAATCCACGCTTATTTTTCCATTTACCGAATAATATTTCATCGCCAACATTAAAATAATTACCGATATCAAGCACTGTCGTTTTAATCGCCTCTTGAATGAATTCTTTTAAAATAGACATATCAACATCTAATAAATATATGCACTGCGGAAACTTGCTAGTCTAGAAATCGTATTTGGCAATTTGCCAAATATTGTTGCCCGTGATATTTGCACATTAATACTTGCGATTTGAAAAGATTTTTTTATATGTCAAGAAACAAGAAGATATTACTTAATTAAACCAGCAAGCTTTTGCCAACGCTCGATTAAAACATCTCCTGAGGCGCCGCGAGATTCTTCTTTTTTAGAATCTTTTTTAGAATCTTTTTTAGAAGTAGCCGACTTTTCAGCACCTGAAAAAGATCTTTTAACAACAGCAGAATACGGTGGCATGACATCAACCTTACCCGAAGACAACGCTTTTGCAGCAGCAGGAACTTCTTTAGGATCAATAACAGGCATTTGCGCTCTATCGGGTGCCCAGCCTGGCACGTCTTTGCTCATAGACTCAACGTTTTTAGACATTGTCTCTACACCTTTTTCAACTGACCCGAATTTTTCTTCTAACAATTTTTTTGCTTCGTCAGGTTTTACATGTGTTGAACCTGCTTCAAGAAATTTTTCTATTGCAGACTTAACATTTTCAGGTGTATATGAAGCGATTGATCCTTTGCCCGGGTTTCCTTTTGATTTTCCAAAGATACCTTTGGTCAAAACATTAAGAACACCTACTAATTCATTTCCCGGTAGCTCGGCTCCAAAACCTGAGACAGTTGATGAAGGATCAACTAAAATTGCAGCGCTCCATCTATGATGACCGTCCATGATGTGATTATCACTTGAGACGATACAACCTAGATTAGTATCCATCGTACCTGCAAGCATGGAAAATGCCATACTTATGGTACCTTCTATTCTCATAGTAGTTTGTGAAGGCTTTAGGTCAGCAGCCGGCCAGGACTTTGGAGATACTTTAATAACATCGTCACCTTTATCTTTGTCCATTTCGCCAGACTTAACAATTACTTTTGCAATAACAGGATCGACTTTATCAAGTTCTGTAGGCGCAACTGTTTCAGGGGCAACGTCTTTTAAATTCTCACTTTTATCCTCAAAAATTAAAGATACTAGACTCTGCCGCGGGTGAACAGATTCCTTAATAACTGTCTTAATTTCATTGCTAATTAATCTGCGAAGTTTTTGCTCGTTTGATGTCATTGTTTTTCTCATTACAAACATTAAATATTATATATGCTTAATATTATTTTGAATTAATTAATCCAGAAATAATATTTGGTGAATTTCCAAACTCAGCTGTCTTATTACTATCACCCCTAGCCGTAGCATATACTGCAGCAGTTGAAGAGAATGATGACATCTGGTCGGACGTTTTATTCATATCGTCTAGCCCAGTTAATGGATCATATCCAATTCCATTACGATTATTTATCTTGTTGGCATAACAATGACCAAACCACCCATTCTTGATATTTCCCTTAGGATCCATAACATACGACCAATTACAGGCATCAGGTGTTGCATCTGGCCAAGCATTACCTTGCAACGGTGTATGAGGAGTATCACCATAAGCAACAAGAACTGTGTTTTGATCTAACTTTTCTGTAGGATTCTCAGGATCTACCTGCTTTGAAAGATACCCATAGAAACCATCTATTGCCTTTCCTAAATGCTTTGTAGTATTTCGACCTTGATTCATTAATAATGACGAATCGAATGTTACATGCGGATCTGTGAACGTTGTGTCACTCGTTGGACCCGGTGATAATGCTACTATTGCCGTCTTACTAAGACCTAACGTAAATGCCTTGGCAACTACTATAAGAACCTTGCTAAACTCTTCTATTCCGCTTCTTTGCGTAGCAGTCATATACGCAGAACTAGTATTAAGCCCATCAATCATTTCCTGAATTCCAAAGTCAATTAGATCTTGACTCGTTGGTGTTAATTGGCTCGCAAAATTAAGACCAATAATGCGTGCAGAATTCTTTGTAATTGCCATCTGTGGTAACCACGTAGATTTATTTGAGGATTTTCTAAGGCCAACCAGAGCCTTATAATAGACCTCAAAGAGTTCTTGATCTACCTTGGTAGCTAGTGTAAATTGGCTAGCTGCAGAATTGAATAAATCAATCATACCGTTAGCACTAGGAACGGTAGCGACTTCGGGAGCACCAGGCGCTCGACCATATTTAACAGGGTCTATGCCTAGAACAGGAACAATCGCGCCGGAGCCTGCTGAACCCAATGCAGCAAGTGCTGCTTGCATTGATGAGTTTCCTGAAAGTACAGTTGCCGAAGTTGGAAACTCAGTATGTGTTTCATCCTTGCCAGACATCAGCGCAGTCACAGGATATTTAGGAACTCCATTTGTATGATCGAAACAAGGCGCATGAGGCCCATAAAAGAAAGATCTATCACCGCCACTCCATCCTTTGACGCCTGTTGGAAGCGATGGCATAACATTTCCTTTGCCCCATGTATATGTTCCGCGATATCCATTACCTGGGTTATATCCATATTGCGACGTGTAGAGATAAGAAGAGAATCCTCCAAACTGAGAAGATTGGCTCGGAACGTTTGCGTTTTGACAGGCTTTAAAAGCAACATCAGCAACAGGCCACAACTCCTGAAACCATGCATACACACCATTCGGAGACGGAATAATAAGCGATCTACCATATGTAGATCCAGCAGCTTCTGCAATGCCATATCCGCCTTCGTCAGAGAGAAAGTTTAATAAATCAGTCCTAGAAATGCCAATAGCAGCAGCTGTTGCCGTACACATCTTAAGAAACGTGCGGCGACGGTTACTACGAAGATCTTTTAATTTCCAATTAGTCATTTTAATTCTCTTTTCATTGACAAGAATGAGCTGCACTTAACAACACTGCAACTGCAATATTACGTTTTTTCATTACATCTGTTAGATCACTTGAATTTGCTTTTTGAATGATTAAATTACAAAGCAACATATGATCCTCAGTCGCAGGTTGCCCGATAAGACAACTTACATTTTCTTCAACACAACTACCATCGCTAGCATCAAACATCGATTTATTCACTCCCGCTAATGTGCACGCAGGAGCTTTTAAAGGATTTCCAATATTTGCAATAATTTGTGGCGCTGATTGAATAAAAACATCCATTAATCTCATCGCACTAGCTGTTGAATGTTCATCTTTTTCAGAAAGTCGAGAATCTAATTTTGGAACGCCAAATGCATCCTTACCAGAAAAGTATAAATATCCTACAGCAGATGGCTTCGATACACAATATCCATCTTTGGCATCAGGAGAGTTATTTCCTACATCTAAACAACTTCGATTAATTTCATTTACCTTATCATCCTGATTACAAAAACAAACTTCTCCCATAGGACATAACGGATCGTTTGCTTGACCGGCTCCATTCGCAACAGTATCAGCCATTTCACAAGCATTATTACTTCCACCAAAAACGCTGCCCAACGTTTGCATAGAACCAAAAATATTAACTTGCGTTGTCTTTAAATCAGAAACATTCCCAGGCGGGATTATAACACCTCGAGATCTCAAAAAATTACCAAGTTGCGCATATGTTAGTTTATGACAACTATGAAGCCGAGTTGCAATCTCGCTTTCTAAAGGAATGTCATATTCTTGTACTTGCATTCCGCTGCCAGATGATGATGCTATTGTAGACGTAGAAGAGGTATTGATAGCTCCTCCAATACCAGAAGAAACAGCTGAAACTATTATACTGCTACTTGCTAAATCGTCATCAACAGGACACTCATTCTCGCCGATATTAGGCGTTATGGACCCACATGACATAAATGTCATAAACAATGCAGCAAGAATAAACGGGGACAATAATATCGTTTTATTTTTATTCATTTTTTAAAACCTTATGAAATCGTCGGAAACGAATATCGCCTTAAAAACACTCTTTAAACTATAGTTGTTTAACTTAAATAATGAAACTAGCTTTGAAGATGTTAGCAATTGAGAATTTGCATCTTTTCTGTCGGGAAGATTTACCCAACTCCTCCCGCCAATCTCAGTTATATCAGCTCTACCCATTGAATAATTCCAAACTCTCTTTATAGCACATTCAATTACTTCATCGTCTTTTGACATTTGTTGACCAAACTCAGTCAAATTTGCTGCAGAAGCTAAAGTTTCTACTCCATCAACATTCATGGATTTTTTCCATGCTGTTGTATTATTTCCACCATTCGGACATGTTTGACCAACGCATAACCAATCAGACAGCTTTGCCTTTGGTGATCCAGAAACTGGAACTAATACTGCATATTCTCCTGCAGGCGTCAACATCTGATATATACCCTTGGAATCGAATTGAGAAAATAATGGTGCACGATGATTCCATGTTGAATGACAATTTGAACATATGTTGCCAACATTATACGCATGGAAATCAACTCTGCCACCGTTACAAGCACCAGCAATTTCATTCACAGGCCATTTGTTTTGATATCCTGGTATTGGCATGCTGTCGCTACACGGCGGATCTTGTGGCGGCATGTCGGTAGGCTCTCCACCAGATTGTTCATTACCTGACCTACATAAAAAAGTTTCATGATAGAAGCGATTTCTTCTAAACGATAGGTTTCCAAAAAACAAACTATGTATGCCAGGATCAGTAAGAATTCCAGAATGCTTCATCCCAGCCGGAAGATTATTACAACTTCCATCAATAAATGTATGAGTCGTAATGTTAAACGTAGGACATGTATTTGAATCCTGCGTAAGAATGTTTCTCCAATCCTTATCTTCATATACAGTTCTTGCCGCAAAAAATGGCGCTGTATCTCTAGTCGGTTCACCAGGAACAGTTGATGCACCACCCATCTTAAAGGTGTATTTGTAAAATTCTATGAGAGTATCAGCGAATCTTGGATCTACTAACATTTTATCGAT